CTTATGTGGATTGGTTACCACACCCCCGCACATTACTGTGCGGGGGCCCACCCGAGCTTGATGTCGACGGCATCGGGACGCCCATAGCGTTCTAGGTGATTCCTGTCAACGAATGGCTCTTCGCTGCGCTTAAGGAAAAACTTAAGTAGGGCACCAGCACCTTCCAGATGATCATCTGGAAGTTTACTGACTGTCTTGTATCCCCTGACAAGGGGGACCTGCAGATCAGAACACATCTTCCCGGTTTCAAAACCAGAGAAGTTGTGCTTGCCCAACACCGGTGAATTCTCGCCTACGGCCGGGAAGGGGATTAACCCTTCCAGGATCGTGTCGAGATACTTCACCGTTTGCCAAAGACCCCGCTTATAAAGCTGGTTTCTAAGGCTAACGGTGGAGATGATCTGAGAAGACCATAAGGACTTCTCGATCTTATTCATCGGAACGCTACTCGGTCGTGTTGGGATCAACTGACGCACACGCACGACGGAAACGTCGTGACCTGCGTAGTAATCCTTTCCACAAGACTCACGGAAATAACCACTCCAGTAAGACTTGTTAGCATTCACTTTAAACCCAAAAGTTTCAAGTCTGCTAACGACCGAACGCACATATTCTACGGGGACGATAATATCGTCACCGTAGACACGCACCTGGCCCTTGAAGGATTCAACATCCTCCTTGGTCAGTGGCCGGTTGAGCACATCTTCAATCCCTAGAAACATTACCGTCATAAAGACGAGTGATTCCATGGGAAAGCAGAGTGCTGAACCCATAGACGCGAACTTTGCCAGACGGATGATTTTCTTTCCGTTCTGGTAAGGCACTTCAGCCTTCCGGGATCTGCACGCGTCCACCGCATCCGCGAGGATGGGGTGGTCGAAGAACATTTCCCGTACGAGCTGATTCGAGACACGATCCGATGCTTCACTCAAATCGAGTGTAGCGAGACTTCCCGTGAGGGAGCCTCGGCGAGCAAGGCGCTGATTAGGCACATTGCTCTTCCATCGAATGAATGCACGCGCATTGTCATCTGCGTCGATGCATTCCGTAAACGCCTCGAGTACCGCCTGCTGTGCATATTGCATGGCAGTCGGCTCGATAGCAATAATACGTGGTGTCTTGAGCGTTTTAGGAACAGTTATGACCCTAACGGGTCTCTCTGCTCCAGGTTCGAGCCAGTTAAGGGAGTTAAGACTATCGATGTAGTTCCAATTCGGCAAGAGAAATTCTGCCGCGGGAAATATATCTTCAAGTCTCCTGGTCCACTCGGTCTGATTGTACTTACCGTTTCCGGTAAGCCGATCAGCTGTGGCTCCAGGTCCATGCTTCGGTAGTATCTCGCCCAGAGCGATCTTTCGATCGACCTGGTTAAAGAGATCATTCCAAAGCAAATTTGACACACGAGAGAAATCTTCAATCTCTTGAAGTCCTCTCGAATTGTCCGATTCTTTAACTGACTGCTCACAATTGAGATACCCTTCGATAGCTGCAGCTACGCGCTCTTCCGAGCATGCAATAGCCACCTTACCAAACATCAACGTAAGTTGGCGAATGGCAAAGATAGCATCTATCGATGGGTTCTCAACCAACCGACCAGTTCCACGGTCAAACACAAGATCGAAGAAACCTCCGAGAAATCGGGGGAGACTACCAGAAAAGGCAAAGCCTTGAAACTGGTTGCGATCTACCTGACCTTCCGCTAGACTTTTTTGGAAGTCTTTGCAGAAGTCGGGTAGGGTTATCGTTAGAAACGATATACCTTCGTGCTTGACGCGAGTAGAGACAGTTTGATAGTCTCTACTGGTGCTGGTGCAACACCAGGCAGCAAGTTCATTAGCTGCCTCCTGCCAGAGTAACGTAAGGCTTTTCAAAATTGCTCCTAATAGAGTTAATTTTCCATAGCCATAGCGAGTTCATTGTTCTGCCCGCAATTTGGGTCAGATTGCTGCAAGAAATATGCATCTCACACAATGAACGAATTACTCACCGGAATAGCAGTCCTAGCTTTCACCACCCAGAAGCTGGGTGATTTTAGCTCCAGACGAAGCTGTGAGGGCGGCCATCAGGCCGTCAACAACCTGCTTCGCCTCGGTGACAGTGTAACCCGTGACCGGCACGTCGACAACAACGTAAGCACTCATGGAGTACTTCGTGTTGACGCCGGCCAGGAACGGGTCAGCTGCCACCTTGGAGTGATCAATGCGGAAGGTGCGACGGGTCCGCTTGCCATAGGCATGCGAAACCGTCTGCTTGATCAATCCGTCGTTCGAGGAAAAGGTGCCATTGCTGGCACCCTGACCCGTACGAGGGAGAGATGTTGCGACCGCATTGATCGTGATGGACTGAGGATCGGCGAAAGCCATGGCATTACCCTTTGCAGTTTGATAGTTTGCCGTCAAGAGGATCTTCCCTTAACGATGGCTCCACTGTCACACGTTGTAACGTGGGATCAATGGATTGCGGGGATATGACTATCCCCTGGGACCTCGGCTAAGGCCGAGGGCACCAAGTATGGCAGACTGACGGCCCGTTAAAGCCGTCAGATCAAAGCCAAATCCAAACGGTGTCGCCTTCCTCCTAATCTTCGAGGTGTAAACAGCCTGAAGACGCAGAGGACGTTCATAACGGTCGGTTTCAATTCCGCCGTGATAAACGAAGTCAACTACAGCACGCTTTTCTTGCATGATGTAGCCATAAGGCATGACGAGACCGTCCTGGGCAAATCTGGAAACATTGTGGAGAGCATCCCCAATGTTCCCTTCCCAGTCAACGATCCAACTCCAGGGTGCTAGGTTCCATACGGTGGCGGGCGTAAGCTCGGCACCGAATAGCTTCCTAGCCTCAGCGGCCTGACGGTCCAGCTTATCTTGGATACGAGTACCCAAGTTTAGATGGTACGTGAAGGCCCCTGAGAACCATGTCTTGGTCGTACGAGTTACTGTACGCTCAAGACGTCCTGGTCGATAGAGATATGTGGACAAAGCCGTACCGGACGGTATCCAAGGATACTGTCCGGACGGCCACACATTAAACTCTGTCGATGTTTCATCAGGGAAAGAGTACTGACGACGCACAAGGCGCCCAGAATCACGATGAAGCTGTTTGATGATTCGATCAGAATCAACTGCAGCCTTACCGAAATCCTGTAAATCGGATATGAGAGGTTTCCAGCCGAACTCGACATTAAGATATTCATCGCCTACCTTGCGGTAGTCTTTGAATTTTGTCTTGAACAGCTCGCGACCAACCATCTTAGGCAAACCTGCCTTAAGTTCTCCGATGAAAGTGCCAGCGTCAGCAGTGGGATTCGTGGGTATCACCTTTGAAATTGCTGTGGTACCTTTCGCATTCAGAGTTGCCTCTGAAGAGAAAGGGACCCAGCCGGCGATATTAGCCTCGGAACCCAACGCGGTCAATGCGACCGGGTATGCGGGACCGATGTAGCGGGAACCGTAAGACCTCGTGGATGTAAACACCCTCGGGTCTAGATCGGTAACCTCTACTTTAGCTGTGGAGAAATTTCCACCCGAATCCTTGACACCAGTGGCCGGAGGCCACTGGTGACTCTCTGAGTGTGTGGTTTGCACACTCGTGATAGGCGGAACACTACCTTTAGAGATAGTGCCAGGAGAGGGATCAGTTGGCCAGTTGTACTGGTAATGAGTCTCCCAACTGAGTGTTTCCGTGAAGGGAACATTCCGCTTTTTCAAAACCATGATGAGTTCCGTTTGTAGTAGGAGATCCCGGACATTTAGTCCGAGATGGTGTTGTACCAAAAGCACCGTGCGCCCAATTTGGG